CGGTGGAGTTGCTCCAACTTGGTGAACTCTTCCATCTAATTCAGAAAAGGGGTAATTCCCTTATTCGTGAATTAGGTAGGGAGAACCTACGTTATCAATTCGGGATTAAACCCGTTGTTGAGGACGTAGTTAAGATGTTCAATTTTAATGATCAAGTCGATAGACGGATCAAAGAAATCGAGCGCCTTAAGACCCAAAAGGGATTACGTAGGACGGTGTCCGTAGGTATGGGTTCTCTCGCATCTGATGTCCTTTGGACTCAGCAGAGTAACGGAATTTTTCTGTCTACTCGAGCGCGAGGTAACACGGTACGTGAAAAGAGAGTTCATTGTAGGTGGACACCTACTTCTGATCTCTCCAAAATGTACACACCTGCGGGTATTAGGAGGTTAGCACAACGCTGCGTATTAGGTCTCACTGTCGATTTTTCGACTGTGTGGGAACTTATTCCGTGGAGTTGGCTAATAGACTGGGGTGCAAATGTAGGGACCTTTTTACAGGCCTCTAGAAATATCATCCCAGCTAGTCTAACGACTTGTGTCGTTATGACCCACACTAAGACTGAATGGTCTGCTCCTGGATTATTCGGCATCAAGAATACTAAACCGTATTCATTGGAGCCGATACAAATAATTCGGGAGTCGAAGACTCGTACATCAGTCTCGCCCTCTGTCACTGCCCAGTTTCCGTTTCTCAGCGGAAACCAGTTGGGCATACTAGCTTCGTTAGCAGTAACGAGGACCTAGTGGCCCTTTTTACTGCAAAACTTAGCTAGCACTGGAGTATAAACATGTTCGCGGATCCTCAAGTTGTTACGGTGAATGCCGTTGCGAGATCGCTCACGCGCATCAACCAGGACAAGTACTCATCTGAGTGGCTTCTCCGGTCTGCCGTGGACGAATTTCGCATGTTCATTCGAAACAGCACTCGCTTCGACAAAGCTCGAAATGTGTCGATTGATCGACACTCTATCGAGCTGAAGTGGACAGTGTTTGCTGTCGCACCTTCGACTACCGCATTTGTCCGTAGGACTTATGTGGTTATCGAGAATCAGCAGGGTGATACCCTGGCTGATCCCGTTGGTGTCGCAGTGGGCTTGTGCAATTACATCTCTGCAAGCAGTGGTGCAATTGCAACGAAGCTGCTTAACTCCGAAAGCTAATTAGCTCGGTGGAGTTTCCGTAGCCTATGTTTGAGAAGCATAGGTAAACAAGAGTATCCGTGGCTTGGATTCCCCCATCCGAAAGGATTAGGAATGAAAAGCCAGGTTAATGTTCTACTCCAAGTCACGCGTGGCATCCTTGCGGATGTCCGCGCGGCATACCCGTCGTTGAAGGGGTTGGATCTTGATTTCAGGACCCTAACCCTTTTATGTCGGAATCGAGGTCTTCCGGTTTTTACCTTAGACCTCCCCAATCTCGATTCTCTGCTACTTGCAGGTCTCGAGGCTGGACGCCTTCTTCCTGAAGGACCCCTTTCGAGGTGTGTTTCTAGGAAGACCAAAGTGCCGAGATTATTCTCGGGACTATGGAAACGCGTTTTCGACAATGACGGCTGCTTGAAACTTGAGGTCGATTCTTTAGCCATCTTTTTCCTTCGTCAGCTTAGCTGTCTTGGGAAGAAGTTAGCCACGGAATGCTCTGACAATCGCATAAAAGCGACCGTTGGAGAGTACCATGGAATCGAACGACAACTTAGGAACCCATCTGTCCGATGGGCTTCCGACAGCGTCGACTTCGAGGACGGGAGCAGTGATCGCCATCTTGGCGAGTCTATTGCCTACCGTCATTCCCCTGGTCCGCTCTATTCTTCCGAAAAAGAAGAAGAAGAGCGTCTAGAGGAACTTCAACTTGAAGTCCTCCTGCGCAAGACTCAGCAAGTTGCTGATCTTGTAGCAGAAGCCATTGGTCCTTTTGATGCGATCCTCTTTTCGGAGGATTTGTATCATGAAGATCAAGGCTCTGGTTTCAAGCATGGACCTGGGGCTGTTGCGGAGAGGCTTAAGAATGGTGATAAATCACTATTCCCAAACTGGCCGCAAAAGCTTCACGGTGTGTTCCCGTTTGAGCTTGTGGGTAAAACCGCTGGCTCTGACAGGGAACGCCCCCTCAATCATGAGGTGGCATCTCGGTTGATATCCGTACCAAAAACAGCTAAGGCTCCTCGCCTTATCGCTGCTGAGCCGGTAGCACAACAGTACTGCCAGCAATTGGTATGGTCCTTCCTTCGACGTCGTTGTAAGCGCCCGATACTTCGGGAGTTTATTAACTTCGCCAGGCAGGACTTATCTTCAGAGATGGTCGTGAAGAGTTCCTTGGATCGTTCACTTGCAACGGTAGATTTATCGTCTGCAAGTGATCGTCTTACGTGTTGGACCGTGGAGCGTATGTTTAGAAGGAATCCTTCTTTACTACACGCTTTGCACGCCGCACGTACGAGGTGGATTAGGGATGATATCTCTAGTTCTCCCAGCTTCTTGAGACTCAAGAAGTTTGCCTCGCAAGGTTCAGCTACTACCTTTCCGGTCCAGTCACTTGTCTTCTTGATTATCGCAATTGCTGCGAGTCTCAAGGGACCTGTGCGCTGGTCTAAAATCCGGCACTTGGTAGGTCAGGTCCGTGTGTACGGTGATGATATTATCATCCCGTCACATGGGTATGCGCCACTACTGGCCATTATGGAGTCGTTAGAACTCAAAGTGAATACGAGTAAATCGTATGTCACTGGGTTCTTTCGAGAATCCTGTGGCTCGGAGGCCTACCAGGGTCACGATGTGACCCCGGTAAAGCCGAAGACAGTGGTGGCTGACGGGCCAACGGCTTGTCAAGCTATCATTGATACATGCAATAACCTCTTTAACAAAGGATTATGGCATGCGTCAGATATCTTGCTCCACACCCTGCCTGCATATATTCAATGCAGGCTCAGGATTATGGACCAACATACCGTTGGCTTCTCTGGGCTCACTTGCTTCAGTGGAAGTGACGAAACACATCTTCTCAGAAGATGGAATAGACACTTGCATCGTTACGAGTGTCGAGTTTGGAAACTACGTGACCAAACTCGTAGAGGCCACAGAGATGGATTCCATACACTGCTGGATTTCTTTTCCAGACCATATAGTTCAGAGCGAGCTCGAACTGTATCGGACGACAGTGATGGAACCCGGAAAGCCAGAGGTGGCTTTCACTGGGAGCCCCTTAACCCTGGTGCTCGCGAAGCTGCTTGAATCGTATATTGATG